TGATCCGCCCATACCCTGCCCCATACAAGTCAAGCCGGGCATTCCGGATCAGGCGCTCAATAAATTTATAATTCAGATGGGCGGGACGGGCATCATGCACCGCCCTGCGGGCAATCCCCAAAAAGTCCGACAACTTATCCTCCTGCACATACACCGTAAATGCATATTCCGCCGGATGCTCCTCGATCCAGACGTTTTCTGCACCCACCGTCTGGCGTACCAGATTTTCGAGCATTTTTACCGTGGCGGGCATCCGCATATTGAGCTTTGCCAGTACCTGGGCGCGGCGCTGCTCCTGCGTAAGCTCTGGGTTCTCAGCAATCCCAAAATCCTGTTCCCACTGGTTCAGACTGTACGTTGCCGTTTTGATATAAAACTGGGCTAAAAGCTCTGTTAGGATCCCCTCCAGCCTGTCCAATTCCGGCTGCTCTGCCCCAAACAGTTCTGCCATCTCCCGCATCTGGGCGACAAAGGGCGGCACACTTTTTTTAAGCATCTGCAACCTCCTTTACGCTGATCCGCACGGGCAGCGCTACCGGAAACTGTCTTGCTGTCAGGATCAGGCTCTTTTCCTGCCCGTTAATTCTGGCATTTTCCACATCCACCACCCCCGGACAGTCAAAAACCAACGCCACAATCCCCAGATAAGACACCACTGTGGATAAAAATGCCGTATCCTCACAGTATCTGTCCAGCAGCTCCTGCAGACGTGCTGTTACCATGGATTCCGTGTATCCACTCTTTACCAGCACCGCCGCCTCTACCTGCAGCTCCACCGCCTCCGCGCTTGTTACCAGTACATCCGCCCCGATCGGCCGCTGGGACTCTATATATTCCGCCACATCAGTGACCAGGCTTTCCGGCGCCGGTTCGTTGTCATTTGCAATCAGCACCACATCTACCGTCCCGTTCCCCCGCACAAGGTCAAATACCTTTACCTTATGTACGCCGGGGATTTCCTTTGCCCACTGGATATAGTGGGCAATGTTGCCGCTGATCGCTGGGGTACGGATATGCTCCAGCGCCCTCTGCCGCAGGACGTTATCGCTTTCCCGATCATATCCCCCCTCTGCATCCTCCGGATTTGTGATCTTCCTGATGTGGATGCTGTCCGCCTCTGTAATGCTTCCAGCAGCCACGTTTCCCTGCTCCCCTGCCGTCATGCAGACCGCCCGGACCTGTACCGCGCCTGCACCTTCGATCACAAAATCATCCAGCAAAAAAGCGATCTCCCCGGCATACCCTGTCACACCACTGTAATTCCCGGGATCCCCGGTCACTTCCACGACCGTCTCTGCCTTCGTTGCCTCCCGGCGGGTTATTCCATAATCACTGCAGGCGCTGTCCAGATTCTTCCCAACCGCCGTAGCAACAAATGCCTGCGGCAGGATGTCCTCGATGTCCTCCGCATAAACCCTTGCCAGTTCATTTGCAACCGCCTGCAGGTTATCTGCCGTCCATGTGCCTTCCCGCCTGTCCGCTTCCGTTGTTATCCGGCTTTTCATACGGTTTAAGATCGCTATAAAGCTGTTTTCACTCATTGTAAACCTCCGTCTCATGGGTAAAACGCCCATAAACTGTCGTGACGTCAAACGCTACCGTCATCTCCGATCCCCTGTGTTCAAAGCGGAATCCTGACAATTCCTGAATATACGGATTTACCATCAGGGTTTCTGTGATGTAGCGTTTTACCTCACTGTCAAGGATGTCCCTATTGTTTGAATATCCTATAACAGCCTCCAGCTCGCTTCCATAAGCATGGGTATAGGCAGGCCACACAAAGCGGCGCGTCAGCAATGCCTTGTAAATCCAGACTCGGACAGCCTCATCCTTTTCGACCAGATAGGTTTTCCCTCCCTTACGTTTCAGGCAGTTATTTTCATAGTCGTATGCCAGTTCCCGGAACACCGGCAGCTCCTGCGCAGCACGCTCCTCCAGTTCCGGCACGTCCTGTGTAAACGGGAAAATACTCATAACGCCGCCACCTTCCCACAGATCAGAAACTGATTTCCGACCCGCTGTACCAGTACATAATCCCCAGGCTGTACCCGGATACCTTCATACAGTTCTTTCAAAAACCCCTTCAGGGCAGGGGATACATATTCCTCCTGCTCCAAAATTGCCGCCAGCTCCTCATCCTTGTTGGAACTTGTTACCTGATTGCAGTAGATATGCTCTGCGATCGGCACGCCATCAACCGAAATACTGACCGGATCCACTCCTGTTACGATTCCAACCGTCATGGCGGGCTCATTCATTGCCCGCCCCTGCCGTTTCATGACCTCCACAAAACGTGCGTAGGGATTTCCTTGCGCCATTTTATGCCACCTCCAAAAACCGCAATCCCAGCGTCGTCTGATAGTCAGACCCTGTCCATGCATGCTCATCCGATATGATCGTAAAGCGCCCGCGGATCTTGGAATTTACCTTTTCCACCACGATCGCCCGTCCGGTCTGGTAGGCGGGATTGCCGCGCACAACCACCTTTCCGGAATCCTCGATCCCTTTCAGCAATTTACGCGCCTCCCCCGCCACATCCTTTTCATCCCCGGTCTGTTTATAAGCCTCACGGATGATGCCATACCCTGTGAGACCGTTGGAAACCTCCCCGATGGGCTGGTCAGACGCCCCAAGGATCACGACCTGGTTTACCAGATTTTCGATGCTGCTCTTATACTGGGCATCCATGACCGCATCATCCCCGGTCACTGTCCCAGCAAGCTGCTCGCCATATTTCTCCACGCACACCGTCTGCCCCTGCATGTACAAATGGGCATCCTTACCCTCATAAGCCGTCTGGATGACCTGCGCGATAGACTTTTCCCCTGTGCTGATCACTTCTACCTCGCCACCCGGGTCATACAGCGTCCCGCATGCTACACCGGCTTCTGCGCAGACTGCCGCCGTTACCGCCGCCGGACTGCCCTTATATACGCCAAATGCCTTCCCGCGCAGATACCAGGCATAGTCATAAGCCATTGACTGCATTTTGATGTCATTCTCTGTACGCTCCTCCGTGAGTACGATCCCGTCAAACAGGATGATGCCATCCTCCAGGATCAGCCTGTCCCCTTTCCTGACGGATATGTTGTGGACGTTCGGATCCTGCGGCGCATACAGGTAACTGATCGTAACCTTGCGCGCCAGCTGGTTTTCGTCCCCTGACCAACTGATGCTTTCGATATATTTTGATACATTGCTCCCGTTTATGCTCACATTCAATCCGGTATCACCAGCCTTTCCCCGCCAGTCAGGTCATCTTCTGTCATGCCATTGGCTGCCGCGATCTCCTTCCAGCGGCTGCCGTCCCCATAATACCGGCACGCAAGGTTCCAGAGGGAGTCCCCCGCCTTTGCTATGACCGTCTTCGGGATACTCGCTTTTGTGTTACGTTCGCAGATCCCTGTTTCCGTGTAACGCTTAACCCAGCTTGCTACCGGCTGCGTGTTCAGGTCACGGTTCTCCACAAAGCTCCACGACACATAAATGTCCGTCTGACCTTCCTTGTATGTTTCAGTCGCGGAAGATACCGTAAACTGGGCATTGACGTCCGACCCCGATATGATGATGCGGATCGGACGCTTCCCGTTTTTCGCTTTCTTTACGGAGGATATGATCTGTTCCGGGTCAACCCCTTTATAAAACGGGCTGCTGCTGTCCGGTAAAAAGGTGGACAACGATATTTTTATCAGTCCACGGTTACCCGGCACATTAAACTCACCCACATTCAGTAGGTCGATCGTTTTATCTTTGCTGTCCTGTGTCACGCTGATCTCCTTGGGGTTGACGGGCAGTTCCCACCGCCCGTCATCCGTTTCCAGCATCACGCTCCTTGTCTTTCCCATCACTGGTTATCCTCCGCTTCCTCGATTTTCCGGATGATCTCCTCTGCCACCCGTTCAATATCCTGTTCGCTTCTGACCTCCATATGCTCCACGTTCACGTTAATGTTCCGGCTGCCGCCCTGAACCTGCTGCGTCACAGGGTTTGACAATATCTTACTGCCTCCAGGCAGGTTTACCAATTCCGGCCCGTGCTCGCCTACAGTGGTCCATCCGCCGGAAAAATATGACGTTCCTGTGGCATTCGTCGCCGG